CTGGAAAGCCTGGTACACGCCAGTATTCATGCGGCTTTCAGACTTTCCAGGTACCCGGAAAGTCAAGCCAAAAAAGCGGCCGAACCTGGAAAGTGCAGGCTTTTGCCACCGGATTTTGCCCTGGAGCGGCGCGCATGAGCCGAAACCTGCGCCAATCCATGCCCCTGGTGACCGAATTCATCGACGCGCTGCGCGAGCATTTCCCGCCGGCAGAGGTCAACGCGGCGATTCGCGCCGGCATGGACGGTCAGCAGACCTTCTGGGCCAGCGAAGGCGGCATCGAAATAGGCGCACGCTGGCAGCCGAACCCTGCTGCCGCCGAAGCGGAAGCGGCGCGCGCTGTCCTGTGGGCAACGGCTGCGGCGCAAAGAGATTGCCAGCGCGAGCGCCAGCCTCAGCGCAATGCGCGTGGAGGGGCTGATGACCGCTGCCGCTGACCTCGCTGTCACACAAGCCGAGTTCGCGCGCCAATGCGGCTGGGCAAAAAGCTACGTCACCGCGCTGAAGGCCGCCGGCCGCCTGGTGATGGACGAGTTCGGGCGCGTCCTCGTGGAAGCCAGCCTGCGCCGGATCGACGAAACCAAAGACCCGAACCGCGCCGACGTCGCTGCGCGCCATGCCGCGGCGCGCCGCCGCGCCGGCGCGCCGGAGTCGCCGGCGCCCAAACCGGAAGCGCCGACGCCCAACCCGGAAGCCTCGGCCGCGCTGCGCGACGCGCGAGAGGGTGTCGTCGGCCAGAGCTACCAACAATCGAGAGCCGACAAGGAGCTCTACCTGGCGCGCATGGCGAGGCTCGACTACGAGCGCGCTGCCGGCCAGATGGTCGAGCGCGCTGCCGTAGAAAGCGCGGTCGAGGACGTGCTCGTCACGCTGCGCCAGGCGCTCGACCAAATCCCGCATCGGCTCGCTCCGGTGCTCGTCGGGCAGGACATCGACGCCATCCGGCTGCAACTGCGCACCGAAATCGACAGCGTGCGCACGGCGCTGGTCGCGAATTTCAAGGCCGGCCTGCGCGAGCTCGCCGGCGAGTCCGTAGAACCAACGATCAACCTTTGAGGAGAAAAGCATGGCCAACCTGACGCCGACCTACCAGCATGTCTGCGACGCCGCCGGCTGTTCCAACTACCGGCGGACGACTTTGTCGTCACGTGTGATTGAGTGGTGCTCTCTTTCGCACGACCCCATGGAGCCGTGCATGCACCTCGCCGTCACCGTTGATCGCTACGACGCGGACGGCCGCCCGCGCGCTTCGCTGGCCCGCAAAGCCAAGGCGGCATGATCACCGTTCGCATCGAAGGCGCCGCGGCGCTGGCCGCTGCGCTTGGCCAGTTCTCCGACCAGATCCCGTTTGCCACGGCGCGCGCCCTCACCGGGACTGCGCAGAAAGCAAGCGCCGAAGTCCGGCGGACCATGCAGGGCCAGATCGCCGGCGGAGCCACGCCTTACACGCTGGCCGCCTTTGCCGTCAAGCCAGCTACCAAGGCCAGCCTGCAGGCAGAAGTCGGCCTGCGCGCCGCGCCAGCCGGCGGCACGCCCTACGAGCAATCGATCGGGCACCTGTTCCACGGCGGGGCGCGCCGCTTCAAGCGGCTGGAAGACCGGCTGCGCGCCCTGCGCGCCATCCCGCCCGGAAAGCAGATCGTCCCCGGCCGCGCCGCGCCGATCGACAAGCGCGGCAACGTCATGGTAGCGGCCATCCGCGAAATGCTCGGCGTCCTCGCCGCGCGCGCCAGAGGCGTCCGCAACCTGCGCGTTTACGGCAGAGGAAGGGGCGGGCAAGACCCGAAAGCCGTCGGCTTTTTCGTCGTCATGCCGGGCGACACCGCCGCTCGGCATCTGGCGCCGGGAATCTGGAAGCGCGTGGTCGGCACCGACACGAACGCGATTGCGCCGTGGTTCTTATTCGTCGAACCAGGGCGGTACGACCGCACGTTCGACCTCGAAAAGATCGTCGGCGAAGTCGCCGGCGTCCAGTTTCCAGCGCTGTTCAAGGCGTCGCTCGAACAGGCGATCGCCAGCCGGAGGGCGTCGTGAGGATGGGTTACGTTTTGAAAGAGGACATAAGCATGGATCTGACCAGACAAGAAAAAAGCCTGTTGCTTTACATGGAAACGCAAGCGGTGTACTACGGAGGGCTATTGCAAGCCGTGCTAATGAACGAGGCGGACTTCGAGATTGCCGAGCGCTGGAACGAGTGCGGGTTTGTACGTTTTGGTCGACTATCTGTTGAAGATCCAGCGGCATGCCGCGAGACGAGCGACTTCGATCGCACGCACTGGTGCGTGTTGAGCGAAGAAGCGTGGGTAGCCGCGCATGCCGAGCGGCGCGCTCGATGCCACCGGGTGATGAACAAGCTGACGGTGCATCGGATAGGGCTGGAAAACTTAAAGCTTGGCCGTTCTCGTGGCCGACAAACGAACCGCCCGCATGGGCTCAACTGGAGAAAAACGATGATCAAAGTAAATGTGCAACTGGGTGATGAGGCGCGAGATACGGTAAGCGGATTCGCTGGCGTGTGCGTGGCCCGAACCGAGTGGTTGAACGGTTGCTGGCGGATGACGCTGCAGCCGAAGGCGCTGGACAAGGACGGCAAGCCTTGCGAGGCGCAAACGTTTGACGATTTCCAGCTTGAGGTGACAACGCCAAGGCGCCAGCCGGTGGGCAGCAAGGAAACCGGCGGCCCGCGCGACGAACCCACGCGGCCGCGCGACCCGGCGCGGTCGTGATGCCGAGTCACAAGCCGTCCACAAGGGAGGAATAGACGATGCCTCGATACCTGATTTGGCGAGAAGACGAAAGCCGCGAAGACGCCTCGCGCATCAAGGAAAGTGACCCATCTGCGGCGGCCCGCGGACTCCAGCCGGACGAGTCCTGCGGCCCGGCGCCGAAGCGCGCGGCCAAGGGCGCGAATGCCGGCTGGCGCCCGTGCGCCAACTGCAAAACGCTGTTTTACTCGCCGGACAAAACGCGAATCCGGCGCTGCAAGCCCTGCAAGTCTCGTGCGCAGTACGTGAACAGCGCCGAGTACAGCCTGCACCTATGATCGCCGCCGCCGGTTCATCTCAGAATCTCGTCGCTCGCCGCATCATCCTGAAGGCGGCGCAGCGCGCGCTGGCGCCGAAGGGGCGCAAGCGGGTTTCTGAGTGGGCGGCCGAAAACCGGGTATTGGCGGAGGACTCCAGCCCGGAGCCGGGCCGGTGGAAAAACGAGCGCACGCCATTCCTGGGCGAAATCATGGACCAGCTCAGCGAAGACTCGCCGGCGCGCAAAGTCGTCTTCATGAAGCCGACGCAGAACGGCGGGACCGAGGTCGGCAGCAACTGGCTCGGCTACATCATGGATCATGCCGGAGGGCCGGCGGCGGTCGTCATGCCGACTGACAAATCGATGGCCGATTGGCGGCTGCAGAAATTCGACCCGATGGCGAGGGATACGCCGGCGGTGCGCGATGCGCTGATCGGGCGCAGCAACCGCAGCAGCAACGATTCTGCCGAGCGCAAGCGGTTCCGGGGCGGCATCCTGTACTTCAAGACCGCCGGATCGACGGCCGACCTCAAGTCCACGTCGCTGCGCTACGCGATGGCCGACGAGGTCGACGAATGGGCGTGGACGACGACGCAGGGCGACCCGCTCGGGCTGCTCGAAGCCCGGCAGTCGGCGTTCCACGATCACAAGCTCTACGTCGTTTCGTCGCCGACGCTGAAAGACGCCAGCCGCATCGAAGAGGCATTTCTCGGCGGCGATCAGCGGCAATACTTCGTTCCCTGCCCGGAGTGCGGCGAGCGCCAGGTGCTGCGCTGGCCGAATCTGCGCTGGAAGCGGCTACCGAGCGATGCCGAAGCGCCGCATGTCGATCACGCCTGGTACGTCTGCGAAGAGTGCGGCAGCGAGATAGAGGAGGGCGCCAAGCCGGGCATGCTGGCCGCCGGCCGCTGGGTCGCGAAAGCGCCCCACGCGCCGTATCCGAGCTACCATCTGAACGCGCTTTACTCGCCGCTCGGGCTCGGCCGCTCGTGGGCCGAGTTGGCCACCGAGTGGATCAGGGCGCAGGGCGACAAAGCCCGGCTGATGCGCTTCGTCAATACGCGCCTGGCCGAAACCTGGGCCGATACCACGTCGGAAATCACCGCCGGCTCGCTGGACGCGCGTGCCGAACCCTGGACGCTCGGCACGATCTGTCCCGGCTGCATTCTGCTCACCGCCGGGGTCGACACACAGGACGACCGGCTGGAAATTCAGGTTCTCGGCCATGGCCGCGGCGATCGGACGTGGACCGTCGACTATCACGTCATCTACGGCAGCCCGGCAAACGAGACAACCTGGCAGGCGCTCGAAGCCTACCTGCAGCGGACCTACCCGACCCGCTCCGGCCGCGAGCTCGCCATCGAGGCGACGGCGATCGACAGTGGCGGGCACTTCACGCATGACGTCTACCGCTTCGTCCGCTCGGCGCGGCTGAAGCGCTGCATGGCGACCAAGGGTCACTCGTCGCCCGGTCGCGCGATTCTGGGCAAGCCGGCGCGCCAGGACGCCAACCGCCGCGGCGCCATCGACCGGCGCGGGGTGGCGCTCTACATGCTCGGCGCCGACACCGGCAAGCACCTGCTCTACGCCCGCATCGCCGACGACGCCGGGCGGGCGCCGCAGGACCGCAAGCTCCGCTTCCCGTCCGACCTCGATCGCACTTTTTTTGAAGGGCTCGTCGCCGAGACCTACAACCCGCTGCGCCACCGGTGGGAGCTCAAGCGCGGCAAGCGCAACGAGCCGCTCGATACCTGGGTGCTGGCGCTCGCCGCGGCGCACCATCCGGAGATTTACCTGCACAAGTGGAAAGCGAGCGACTGGGCCCGGCGCGAGGGGCTGTTCTCGCCGGAGGATTTGGACGAGTTCGCTCCGGCGCCGCCCGCCAAGCCGGCGGCGCCTCCCGGACATGAATCCGCAGATAAGGCGCCGGGATCGCCCGCCGCGCCGGCGAACGGATCGGCTGAGCCGTTCGGGCTGCGGCGCCTCGGCAAAATAGGATCAGCCAGATGGAGGTAGAGCAGATGCTGCTCGATTTGTCGAACGCCATCGCGCAGGCGCTGGCGGCTGGAAAAACGCCGCGCGAAGCGGCACGGATAGGCGATGTGCTGATCCGCAGGAAGTACGGCGGTGAGCGCATCTACATCGCCAAGCTGCCGCGCGCGCAGCACGCCTACGAGCTCGGCGCGCTGGGGGCGGAGGCTGCCACCACGAGCCAAGCCGCACAAGCGCTTGGCCTTTCCGAGCGGCAAGTCCGCAGAATCGGACGTCTCCGCTCAGGATAGGCGGGTCCGCCGGCCTTCGCCCGGCGGACATTTTTTGGCTTAACTTCCGCCCGCCCGCCGCCGCACAATCCAGCGCAACCGGCTCGGCGCTTTGCTTGGCCGGCTTTCACTGGAAAAGGCGCATGCCAAGCATTTCCGAAACCGAACCCGACTCGCTGCGCGCCGGCGACACCTGGCGCTGGACAAAATCACTCGCCGACTACCCGCCGCCGGATTGGACGCTCAAGTATCAGTTTCGCTCGCCAAGCTTGCCCGGATTCGAAATCATTGCTGGCGCTTCCGGCACGGATCACCGCATAGACGTTCCGGCGGCGACGACCGCGCAGTACGCGGCGGGCCGCTACGGATACGTGGCGTGGGTTTCGTCCGGCGCAGAGGCCTACACGGTTGCGTACGGCGAGATGCGGGTCGATGCGAACCTGCGCGCTGGGACGACGTTTGCCGTGCTCGACACGCGAACGCACGCGCGCCGAACGCTCGACGCGCTTGAAGCGTGGATCGAGCGGCGCGATGCCACAGTTGCCGAATACACCATCGGCGATAAGCAGATGCGCTACATCTCGATTTCGGATTTGCTCAAGCTACGGCAAATCTACGGCGCGGAAGTCGAAGCCGAGAAGCTCGCGGCCAAGGTTGCGGCAGGAAGCAAGTTCGCTGGCGGCAGGATTCAGTTTCGCACATGAGAGCGACTGCTGCCGGCGGCCATCCGTCGTTCATGAGGCGCGTCAAAGCGGCGTGGCGCGTGCTTACAGGCCGCAGCGCCGATTTTGCTGCGCTTGAAGGCGAAAGCGTTTCCGGGTTTGCCGGCGGCGCCGTTGGTCGCCTGCAGGCAAGCCTGGCCAATTGGTCCGGCTCGATCAATGCCGATCTCGACGGCCAGTTGCCGATTCTGCGTGCGCGCAGCCGTCAGCTTGCATCGAGCAACGAGCACGGCAAGCGGTTCGTTTCCCTGTGTGCCATCAACATCGTCGGGCGGCAAAACCCGAAGCTGCAAGTTCGCGCGCTGCGCGACGCGCGCGACCCCAACAAGCCGACGACGCTGGACAAAGCCGCAAACGACACCATCGAGTGGCACTGGGAGCGCGCCGGAAAAACCATGGACGTCACCGGGCGGCACAAGTCCATTTACGCGCTGCTCCGAACGATCGTGAAAGCCGTCGCGCGCGATGGCGAAAGCCTCGTCCGCATTGTTCGCGACCGCGCCATGCCCTACGGAATCGCCGTGCAGGTTCTCGAAGCTGATCGGCTGGAGCACACGCTCAATGGCCGGATGGCGAACGGAAATCAACTTCGGCAGGGCGTCGAAATCAACAGCTTCGGGCGCCCGGTGGCCTATCACGTGCGCAGCACGCATCCTGGCGAGACCTACGCCAACGGGCCGTCGGTCATCGAGCGCATCCCGGCGGAAGATCTGATTCACCTGTATCTTCCCGAGCGCGCCGAGCAAGTGCGTGGCGTCCCGTGGATGCATGCCGCCATTTTGCGCGCATCGACCATCCACAAATTCGAAGAGGCGGCGGTCACGGCCGCGCAGATTGGCGCCAGCAAGGTGGCTGCCATCGAGCGCAGCGAAGACAGCGCCGACGCGACATCGCAAATCCTCGACGGCCGCAGTGCGCAGGGGCTGGGCCAGATCAAGGTCGAAGCCGGCGAGATGTTCGAGCTGCCGCCGGGCTACAAGCTCAACTCCTGGAACCCGGACTACCCGCACGCCAATTTCGATGGGTTCCTCAAATCGTGCCTGCGCGGTCTCGCCGTCGCCTGGGACGTTGCCGCGCACAATCTGACGGGCGACATGACGGACGTGAACTACAGCTCGGCCCGTATCGCCGAGCTGTCCGAGCGCGAATCCTGGATGATCCTGCAGGACTGGCTGATCACGTCGCTGGTCATGCCGCTGTACGAAGAGTGGCTGGCGATCGCCTTGCTGATGGGGAAAATCACCTTCCCGCTGTCCGGGTCCGTCCTGCCGGCCGACCGGCTGCAAAAGTTCCTTGCTGCGTCGACGTTCTGCGGCCGCCGCTGGCAGTGGGTCGATCCGGAAAAAGAAGCGTCCGCCTACCAAAAGCTGCTCGAAGCGCGCCTGACCAGCCGCACGCGAATAACCGCAGAGCAGGGAATCGAGTTCGACGACCTGGTCAGCGAGCTGGCGGAAGAGCAGCGGCAACTGCGCGAAGCGGGAATCGATTCCGCTCCGGCGCCGCGGGAACCGTACCGGCCGGTACCGTTCCCGCGGCTGCTGCCCAATGACGCGGGCGGACATTTTTTGCCTTAACACCGTCGGCGGCGCGTCGCACACTTTCGGGCATCCGCATGCCAACCCACGATGTCGGTCCCGATGAATCTCCAATACAGCAGCTTCCGTTACGCCCCAGACGCCAGCGAAGTGGACGCCGATTCGCGCACGATCGAAATGGCGATCTCCAGCGAGGAGCCCTACGAGCGTTGGTTTGGCGTCGAGATCCTGTCGCACAAGTCAGGCGCGATCAACCTGTCGCGCCTGGCAGGAAATGACCACCCGCTGCTTGTTCAGCACGATACGGACAAGCAGATTGGCGTGCTCTCCAATCCACGCGTCGAGCGCGGAAAGCTGCGCGTCACCGCCCGGTTTTCGCGCGCGGCCTTCGCCGAGGAAATGCGGCAGGACGTGGCGGACGGCATTCGCCAGTTGGTCAGCGTCGGCTACCTCATCGACGAAATCGTCGAAGTGGCGCCGGCCGCGGACGCATCGCAAGAGAGCGCCGACCAATGGTCGCCAGTGCGAACGTTCACCGGAGACGAATTCCGCGCGCATTTGCGCGCATTGGCGCCGAACAGCGGCGCCCCCGATCCAGGCGGGCAGGGCTACCCGACGCGCGGCGCGGACGCTGCGCGCGGGAAAACCGACCTGCCCACCTACCTCGTCACGAAATGGACGCCGTTAGAGGCGTCGATCGTGCCGATTCCCGCAGATCCGACCGTTGGCGTGGGCAGGGCTGGCGTCATGCCCGCGCCGGACGACGATCTGCCGCCCGTGGCCGGGGAAGCCCAGCCGGCCAGCCCAATCTCGCCGGCAGCGCCGGACATTCGCACAGAAAGAAACCAAATGACCATCGAAAAAACCCCGGCCGAGCTCGAAATCGAGCGCCGTGACGCCCTCGCCGCGATCGGCGAACAATATTCCCGCTATCTCGGCCCGAACGACATCCAGCAGTGGATTCGCGACGGCTGGTCGCTCGATCGCGCCAAAGACGCGATCATCGCCAAGATCCAGACCATGCATACCGATACGCGCGTGGCCGTCCATGTCGGGCTGTCGACCCAAGACGCGCGGCGCTACAGCCTGGGTCGGGCCATTCGCGCGCAGTTGCTGGGCGACTGGACCGATGCCGGACTGGAGCGCGCCTGTTCCGAGGCGGTGGCCAAAATCATTGGCGCCGCGCCCGAGGGGTTCTATGTCCCCGGCGAAGCGCTGATGCGCGATTTCAACGCCGGCGTTGCCGCCGAAGCGGGCAACCTCATCCCGAACGAATTCCGGGGCGATCTGTTTGCCGATGTCCTGCGCAATAACCTCGTGATCGGTCGTCTGGGCTGCCGGATTCTCGGCGGTCTGACGTCCAATCTCGAAATCCCGCGCAAGACGACGGGAACGGCGGTAGCGTCGCTGACGGAAATTCAGGCGTCCAGCGAAACGACGATCGCAACGGCCAAGCCGACGCTCTCGCCGAAACGCGTCGGCGCCCACGTCGAAGCCAGCAAGCAGGGGATCATCCAGGCCGCGATGTCCGTCGAGGCCATGATTCGCGATGACCTGCTGAGCAGCGCGGCGGTGCAAATCGAAAACCTCGTCATCAACGGCACCGGCGTTGCGCCTCAGTTTACCGGTATCCGGGCCACGGCCGGCATCGGCACGGTCGTTGGTGGAACCAACGGACTGGCGCCGGCCTGGTCGCACTTCGTTGATCTGGAATCGGTCTGTGCTGCGGCCAACGCCGAGCCCGACATCCGCGCCGGGTATCTGATCAACACCAAGACCCGCGGCAAGCTCAAGCAGACGCAGCTCGCGGCTAACCTGCCGTTCATCTGGCAGGCAGGGCCGTTCCCGGTCAATGGCTATCGCGTGGAGGTAACCAACAATGTCCCGAGCAATTTGACCAAAGGCACGTCCACGTCGGTGTGTTCGTCGGCGATTTTCAGTTCGGACTGGCTGGAGGCGATTCTCGGCCTGTTCGGCGCTCCGGACATCACGGTCGATCCGTACACCCTGGCTACCACTGGGCAAGTGCGCATCACGCTCAATCAGTACGCCGATTTCCTCGTGCGTTCAGCGGCGTCCTTCTCGAAGATCGACGACCTGCTGGCCGGCTAATTTTCGCCAACAGGGCAGCTACGTGCTCAACGTCGCAGACATCTATGACGGCGCGACCGCGTATGACGACCCATGGACGACCTACGATGGGTGGACGATCTCTGCGACGCCGGCCGATTGGATCTGCGATCTCCGGCCGTTCTACCAGCTCGGGGAGTTTGCCGTCGAGTGCTACGTCGTGCCTGCGGCCGAAGGGGCAGACCAGATCGGGTTCGACGGAATTCTGTCGACGGTCGATACCGATGATTTCGGAGCTCCGACAGTGACGACGCACGCCCTGCGCTATCCAATCGGTCCGGATATCCGGGCGGGCGATAGCGTCTACATCGATCAGCGGCAGTATTCGGTCGCCGGGCTGCCGGCGCTCATCAACGCCTGCGAGCGGCGCGCGTATTTGGTCAGGCAGGCATAAAATGACGTTTCCGGCCAACAAAACGCAGTTCATCGACCCGACGCCGACGACGCCGAGAAACTCGCCGACGGTTCCGCTGTCCGGCGCCATTACCACGCTCAATCATGCAGTCGCCGCGCTGGAAGATGCCGTCGGGACGACCGGCAGCGCCGACCCTGCGACTCATGAAGCGCGGCTGCTGGCCGCCGCGGCGCATGCGGGCGAGTCGGCGCCGCATAGCGGACACGCAACGCCGGCCAGCGTCGATGCTGCGACTGCTGCGGCGGTCGCTGCGCATGAATCGGCGCTGGCGCCGCATACCAAGGCGCAGGTCGGGCTGGCCGCCGTTGACAACACGGCGGACGCGAATAAGCCGGTCAGCAGCCCGCAAGCAACAGCGATCGCTACGGCAAAGGCGGAGGCGATAGCCGCATGCCCGTCGGAAACTGCATCGACCATTGGCGCGATTATCTCTGGCGCAACCGACAAGGCGACGCCGGCTGACGCCGACAGCCTCGCGCTGAGCGATTCGGCTGCGGGCGGCATCCTCCAGCGATTCTCGTGGGCTAGCCTCAAGGGGGCTCTGAACGGCGTTTTCGCGCGCCTGGCCGGGGTTTTCGGCGGGCAGAAGCTGATCGGTGGAACGGCGGCCGGGGAAAACCTGACCCTGCAGAGCACGGCGCACGCGACGAAGGGCGCCGTTGTTTTTGGGACGGCGTCCGAGTACGACGAAGCAAGCGACCGTTTCGGGATCGGGACTCTCGCGCCGTTGGCCAAGGTGCATTGCCTGTCGACGACAGAGCAGCTGCGGCTTGGGTATGACGCGAGCAACTACTACGCGCTGACGGTGACCAGCACGGGGATGGTGACGCACGACGCCACTGGAGGCCAGCATTCGTTCAAGTCGACGAATTCGACGCCAACCCTCGGGAGCGAACTGGTCACCAACGGAGGTTTTGCCAGCGACCTGTCAGGATGGACGGACAGCGGATCCTCTTGGTCGTGGTCTTCTGGAACCGCCCTGCATACGGCCGGAAGCGTCAGTACGCTGTCTCAGACGCTTTCCGGTATAGCCAGCGGTTCGGCGTATGAAATCGACTTCACGATTTCCGGGCGTACCGCAGGATCGATCACTGTGCAGCTCGGGTCGGTCTATGTGTACGACTTCGGGACGACTTCGTCAATCACGTCGTCAAAAAAACGCAGCGTCGTTGCCGCGGCTACTGGGTCGGTGGCATTGACCATAACGCCGTCGTCAGATTTCGACGGAAAAGTAGATGACGTATCGGTCAAGCTGATTTCGCTTGTCAGTGCCGCCCCGACCGTCGTGCTATTGGATTCGGCCGGAGCTTCAGCTCTGTCGTTCCGCACCGGGCTGAGTGCCGGAAACAACATATCCGTCGGTCTTTCGTGTGGCGGATCAATAGTCAACGGCACAGACAATGTGTCGATCGGTTCATCGGCAGCTAGAGGTTTGGTCAACGGAACACAAAACGTACTCATAGGAGTAGGCTGCGGTCGCGGCAGTGCGGCGCATGACGCAAGTCTGAGCGTAGCCATGGGATACCAAGCGTACTATTCGGTAACCAGTGGATGGGGTAATGTATGCGTCGGGCACTCTGCTGGTTATTCATTAACCTCTTCGGTAAGCAATACAGCGGTAGGATACGAATCCGCTTATTCAGTCGTATCCAATGCCAACGCATCCTCAATAACGGCGATAGGTAGAGGCTCCCTGCGTCAGCTGTCGCAGGGAGCTTCGACTTCGGCCTTTGGGGCCAACGCCGCGCGGTTTATCGCCGACGGATCGACCGCGCTGACCAACGCGGCCAGCTCGCTCTACGTAGGAGCGTTGACCAAGGCGAGCGCCGACGGAGTCACCAATGAGAACGTTTTCGGATACAACGCGACGGGGATCGGCAGCAATAGCTGCGTCATCGGATCGTCCGCTGTCACGAAGTGCCAGATTTACGGCGACCTGATTTTTGACAAGACGATCACCGCCGGCGGCACGACGGGCGCGCAGACGATCAACAAGACTTGCGGATCGGTGAACTTCGCTGCCGCTGCGACCTCTTTGGTCGTCACGAACAACCGGGTGACGACATCGAGCGTCATCGTCGCCACGGTCGCGACCAACGACTCGACCATGAAAACAGTCACGGCCGTCGCCGGGTCCGGGAGCTTCACGCTTTACGCGAACGCCGCGGCCACTGCCGAAACCCGCGTCAATTTCATCGTCATCAACTGATACGGAGCACCTACGGCGACGTTTACGGTATGCTTTGGTCGCTGTACACGCACCTGGCAGCAGAGCGAGACTCGGTATCCGTCACACCAACCACGTAAGGAGTACAAAATGCCAATCAACCGCGACGACGTCATCGACGAAAGTAGCGTCAGTGGCAGCAAGGGCGTAACCTGCACGCGCGCCGATCTGCGCATTGACCCACTCACGCGCAACATTCGCATCGACTTTCATCTGGCTGACATCACTTTCCTGGATGGTGGCCAATACTTCGAGCGCTCGCGTATGCCGGTTACGCTGGACCTGACTGATGGTACCGGGACCAAAGCGATCCCGATTTACAACCGCCGCACAGGACAGCCCGCTGCCGGAGGCCAGACGCGATTGTATGACACGCTGACGCGCGACATCATGTCGGCATTTTTCCACGCCTACAACACGGCGCTGCCGCCTTCATGATTTCGCGCGACCTCATCAGCATATTTTTCGGAGCGGCGAGAGCCGCGGGTCTGGTTCCGGCGTAAATCCATGCAAGACCTTGACATCATCGGCCATCTCGCCGCGAACGTCGCCCCCGGCACGCAGCTGCTCGACTGGTACGAGCCCGTCGATTTTACGGACCTCGATATGGCGCCGGTGGTCGGCCAGGTCTGGCTGGAGGGGCTGGCGCTCGACCGGGCCGTCGATGGGTCGGCGGCGGCCTATCTGGCGCTGTACTCCTTCACGGTCAATATCGACATCCCGCGGGCGTCCGTTGCGCAGAAGGCGGCGGCGCAGCAACTGCTGTTCGACGCAACGCGAGCGATTGTCGGCTTCGAGTACGCCCCGGCGCAATACCCGACGATGCGCTCCGGAAGTGAAACAACTTGGGACGGCCGCGTCATGCGGCTGTCGGTCGGGTATTCCATCCCGTGGCATGTGTCAGTTTAAGGAAAAACAATGATTAAAGCATTTAGAGGAAAGGGCACCGTCCGCTCGGCGCTGTTCAGTTCGGCTGGGACGTTTGCGGCGCGTCCGCTCAAGTCGCTGGGCAACGTCTCCGAGTTGTCCTACACCTTCGCGCTGGAAGAGGCAAAGCTGCTCGATTACCGGAGCACGTCTGGGGGAATCGACGCGGGTCTGTCGCGCGTGTCGGATTTCACGGGAACGCTCGCCTTGCGGCACATGACGCCGGAGAATCTGGCGCTGGCGCTGTGGGGCGGTTTGGTGACCAAGCCGTCAGCGACGCTCACCGACGAAGCCGGTTACACGATCACGGCCGGCTCATTCATTGCGACCAACAGACTGATCGACACGACGCAGGCCGTGACCGTGAAAAAGGGCGCGACCACGGTCCCGGCGTCCTTCTACACGGTGACGTCCAGCGGGCTGGACATTGCCGACGATCTCGCAGGCTCAGGGGTCACGTCGGGCGACGCCGTCACCGTTTCCTACAAGTCGGCCGCATCGGTCAAGGTCGATGCGCTGCTGACGTCGGCGCCGATCGTTTCGATCCAGTTTTCGGGGACGAACGAAGTCGACGGGAAGACGGTTGTCGTGCGCCTGCACAAATGCCGTCTCGGCGTGCCGCAGGCGCTGCAGATGATCGGTGACGATTTCGCAACGCTGCAGGTGCCGTTCACCGTCGAGTCGGACGACACCATCGTCGGCGCCGGCTTGTCGAAGTACCTGAGCATCGATTCTCAATCATGAGCGCCACGCTGACCGTCCTCGTCGGAAACGAGGAAATAGTCGTCCGAGAGCTGACCTTCAAGGAAGTTCGCGACTGGCTGGCGGAAGTCGATGCTCAAACGCAGCGCGACCCGGTGCACGCCACGGCCTTCGAGGATCTCGGGCTCGACGACCTGGCGCGCGTCGTCGATTGGTCGGTCAGCAGCCTGGAAACCTGCACGCCCGGCCAGCTCCGGCCGGTCGTCGAAGCGGCGAAAAGGCTCAACCCGCATTTTTTTCGCATCCGGGAGGCTCTGCGGTGGGCCTTCCGCCAGCTAATGACGGCCGAGAACGTCTCGCCGTAATCGAGCGCTCTGCATGCATTCTGGCCGAGCGCGGGCATGCCGATGTGATGAACTACCCGTGGCGCATGTTCCTGTGCGCCGTAAGCATGGTAAACGAAAGCGCAAGTGGCAAATCTGCCTGAAACGAAGGTCATCCTCTCCGGCGACGCCGCCGGTGCGCTGAACGCGATCGCCAAGACGCGCACGGCGCTGTCCGGCGCGACATCGCAGATGGAAGGCGCGGTGCGACCGCTGACGGCCGCGCTCGGCACGCTGCAGATGGCGTTTGCCGGAATCGCCGGGCTGGTGGCCGGCGGCGCGCTGTTCAATGGCGCGGTTTCGGCGACGACCGAATGGGCAGGGCAGGTGACGACGCTGGCGCGCTCGCTCGGCATTTCGAGCGAGAAGGCGTCCGCCATGGCCGTGGCCCTGCGCCGGCTGGGCATTGAATCCGACGTGGTCGTCAGCGCGTCCGGCAAGATCGCCGAGAAGCTGGCGAATAACGCCGAGCGCTTTACCGAACTCGGCGTGCGCACGCGCAATCTTGCCACGGGCGAGCTGCGCCCGCTCGGCGAAATAATGGCCGAGACCAACGCGAAAATCGCCGCCCAGGGCAGCGTCACGGCGCAGGCGATTGCCGGCACCAAGATCTACGGCGAATCGTGGAGCACCGTCAAGAGCATCCTCAAGCTCACCGGCCAGGCGCTCGATGACGCGGCCGTGCAGGCCAAGGCGTTTCATCTGCTGATCGGCCCGGATGGCGCGGCGATGACCAAAGCCTACAAGGAGCAGCAGCGCGATCTCGGGCTGGTCTGGCAGTCCATCCAGGTGCAGCTCGGAACGCAGGTGCTGCCGACGCTGATCGAGGTCGGCGAGTTTTTTAACAGCGGCGGGCCGGCATCGGCGAAGATTTTCAGTACGGCGCTGGCCGGGCTGTCGCTGGCAATGGCCGGCGTATGGACCGGAACGCGGCAGGTCGGCAACGCGCTCGGCGGGCTGGCCGCGGCGGCGGCGATGGCGATCAAGGGGCGCTTCGCCGAAGCGCGCGAGATTCTGCAGCAGGCGCGCGCCGACAATGTCGAGCTCGGCCAGTCGTTCAACGCGCTGGCCGAGAAATTCGGCCAGCCGGTAGCCGCCGAAAAAGACGCGGCGGCGAAGCGCAAGGCGATTTCGGAAGAGCTGCAGAAGGCGCAAGCCGAGCTCGAAACGCTGCGCGCGATCAAGTCCGGCAAGGCGAGCGCACAGACGGCGATCGACGACACCGCCGCAACCAAAACAAAGCTCGAAAATCTGGAAAAACTGCGCGAAGCGCTGCGCGCCGCCTGGCAAACGACCGTGCAGGACGCTCAGAAAGCCGGCGAATCCTCGACGACAGCGCTGAAAAACGCGGCCAAGATCCGTCAGGAAGGCCAGCAGTCGGCCGCCGACGTCCGGCGCTCTGCGATGTCGGCGGACGATCAGGCGTTTCTCAATCAGCGCGACGCGCGCAACGCCGCCGACGAGGCGACGGCAAACGCGCTGTACGCCAAAATGGCGGCGCAGCAGGGCCGCGCGAAAAACGCCGAAGCGCTGGCCGACAAAGCGCTGCGCGACGCGGAAACGGCGCGCAAGTACGCCGAAAAGATCGCCGACCCGGAAGACCGCGCCAAGGCGATCGAGCGCATCAGCGAAGCGCAGGCGACGGCCGAAGAGGCCAAGGCGAAAAACGAAGAGGCGCGCAAGCAGGCGCTCGAAGAGCAGGCCGCCGGGCAGGCGAATACGCTCAACGAGCTGGAAGCGCAAATCAAGGCGATCAGCGAAGCCGCCACCAAAATTCAGGTCGATCTGCAGATTTCCGAAGCGCTGGCCAATGTCGCCAGCCTGAAGGCCGAGCTCGACACTCTGCAGGACAAGACCGTGACGGTCACGGTCAACACCGTGCAAACCGGCGAGGGCGGCGCGGCCGTCACTGCCGGCGAGCCGGTCGCCACATTCGCGCAGGGCGGCTACACCGGCCGCGGGGCGCGGCTGGCGGCGGCCGGCATCGTGCATCGCGGCGAGTACGTGCTGCCGCAGAATGTGGTGCGCCAGCCCGGCATGCTCGGGTTTCTCGAACATCTGCGCCGCTACGGCGCTTCGGCGCTGCCGGGGTTCGCTGACGGCGGCTTGGTCGGGAGGCTGGCGCTGCCGACGATTCGCCCGCCGGCGCCGGCGCCGACGATGCGCCCGGTGACGCTCGTCATGCCGGGCGGGTCGTCCTACGGCGCCTCGATGGGCGCCGGCGATGTCGCCCGGCTGCAGCAGGACATTTTCGCGCGCGCCGCGCTGGCCAAGGGGGGCGCGCGATGACCTTGCGCACCGCCAAAATCGGCCCGGTCGAACTCCCGCTGCTCGGCGCGCTCGATCTCGACATCTCCGAACAGTGGTTCGGCGGCGAAACGACGCTGCGCACCATCTCCGGCGCCGGCATCAAGCAAGTCGCGTGGCACAAGCTGCGGCTGACGATCTCCGGCCGCGGCTGGATTCCGCCCGGCCTGGCCGGGCTGGATACGTCCGTGCAGCACGTCGTCGCGTCATGCGTGCCGTCGGCGATTACTGCCGACGCCAACCGGCAGGCGACGCTGCCGGCAACGCGGCGCAGCGATTTGGGGTACGAACCCTGGGCCTGGGCGCTGATGCCAGACGGCAGCACGATCAATGCCGATCTGACGCTCGTCGGCTCGCTCGCCACGGCGGCCGTCGTCAGCGGCGCGCAGGGCTATCAGATCCTGTACTACCCGCAGATTACCGCATGGATTTCGCGCCCGGACATCGCCGGGTCGCGAGCGACGGCGGGCTACCAGTGGCAGATCGTCGCCGAGCAGGTCTGAGCGCGACATGGCCGGCGAAATCTACCCTGCAACCAGCGGCACCTCCGGCGTCGGCGCGCGCGCCGGAATCTGGACGGTCATCGTCACGATCGATGGCGTCGATCAGACGGCGCGCGTCATCGGCGATTTGCGGATCGACGCCGAAGAGGGCGCGGCGCGCATCGCCGATTTGACGATCCGGCCGCCGGATGGCCAGGTCGTCACCGTCGCGGCATGGGTCGGCAAGTCCATCACCATCGACATTGCCGACCAGTCGAGCGGTTCGCCGACCGACATTCAGCGGCTGTTCTCCGGCCTGATCGACACGCCGGCGCTCGATCTGGAAACGCGCACGATCGCCCTGCGCTGCACCGACAACCTGCAGAACCTCGTCGCCGCGCTCGATAACGCCGCCATCGATGCGCTGACGCCGGGCGGCTGGCACTCGCCGGCGGTCTTCGACCCGGCAGCCACCGGCTGGGGGCGCCTGCAGGACCGGCTATCGACGCGCCCGACCGCCTGCGAGCGCAGCATTGCCGGCGCGCTGCGCGTGACCCCGTGGGCGCCGGCGCTCGTTCCGCATCTGTCATTCACCGCCGAGCACGTGCTGGATGGCTCGCTCTCCGTTGCGCTGGCCGCGCGCCATCAACTGGTCAACGAGGTCGGCATCAGCTTTGGCTACCGCTTCCCGCGCGTGAAGGCCGAGGCGTACCCGATCGCCTACCAGTACGTCGCCGAAGGAAACCTCGCCGACCATGCAGCGAACCTCAACTACTGGCTGCGGCGCGATGCGGTGGTCAAAGCGATCGAGTCGGCCGGCGGCACCGTCGAGTCGATCACCTACACGGCGCTGCCGAATCAGCAAATCGGCCAGTGGATTCCGAGCGCGGTCGATTATCAGCTCTGCATGGGGTTCTCCGCCGAGGTGTCCTTCGACTACGTGCAGATGATCGAGGAGCGGCACACGATCACCGTTGCTGCGCCGGCCAGCGTCGCAGCCGTCGGCACGCTGCGCCGCACGCTGCAGGGCGCGCTCGAAGGCGTTTACCCGCCGACGCAGACGGTCGAGCACGACATGCTGCTGTTCAAGAATAAAATTTCCAGCATCCCGCCGCTGGACACGGCAACGCCGCTCACCGGCTACACGGTGGCGGCCGACGTGACGCTGACGCCGGAAACCGATCGCACCGCCGCCGGCGCCGCCATGCAGACGCTGATTGAGATTGCGAAAACCAACATCTGGGGATCTCACCGGCAGAACCGGGTGCGTGCCACGGTGGCGCTCAATCCGGCGATCGATCTCGACAAGACGATCGACATCGCCGCCGGGCCGGTGCATGCGCGCGGCAAGTGCGTTTCGGTCTCTCATCTGCTTTCGCCGCCGACCGGGCAGGCAACCAGCGAATTGGCCATCGCGCTGTGCACGATCGCCGGCACCGGCATCAGCCATCCGGAAACGCCAACGGCCGCGCCGGCCGGCTCGGCGCCGGCGACAACGCCGCTTGCCGGCGAGCCGACGGCGGATTTCAATTTCCTGCCGGAGGAAGACCACATGTTCACCGTCACATTCCCTGGCGTCGAGGAAGTCGAGCGCGCCAAGGCCATCATCCCGCTCGCCTCGTCGTACAACGCGACACTGAGCGAGGACATTCTGGAGGTCACGCTGTGAGCGACGCTGCCGCGCCGCCCGGCGGCGATCCGTTGGACTTGGTGCGCGCGCTCGATGCGCTCGACTCCGGCGGCCGGCAGACGAGCGCGACGGCCAAGCGGCTGCCGGCCGACACGCCTGCGCCGGCGATTCCGACCCGCGTCGGGCGCGCCGAGTCCAATCGGCCCGTGCAGGCGCCATGACTGCGCGCGATTTGCAGGCCGCGCGCCAGGCGCTGCGTTGGGGCGTCGGGCAGACCTCGCTCAAGCAGCGGGTGCTGCCGCCCGAGCAGGACGTGATGCCCATCCCCGGCCGGGTCGGCGTCGCGCCTAGCCCGGCCGATCGGCAGACGGATGCCCCGCCGCTCGATCGCGGCTTCGTCATCACGGCGTTCGGCGCGGCTTCCGGCGCGCGCTACAGCCCGTACACGCTGGAGCAGCTCACCTGGCCGTACGCGCTGGCAAACGCAAGCTACGGCGTGCAGCCGTTCGCCACGAGTTTCAACATTCACGACACCCTGCTCTGGCACGATGTGCTGGCGTTTTCCGGAGGGAAAATCTGGATCAACGCCGCGACCCGCGCCGCGCTGGAAATCCCAGTCGCGCTCGTCACGGCCGATGCGACGCCGTACCTCATCCCCAGCGCCGAGCCGGGCGAGCCTTACGGCAGCTCGACGCTGAACGCCAGCCAGAAACGGGTTTTCGCCGTCGCCAGAGCGACCGTCCGCACCTTCGTTCCCGGCGCGCCGGAGGCGGCGCTGCAGCCCGTAGCCCCGCGCACCGAGGGGCGCGCAGCAACGCTGGGCCCGGCGATTTCGCCTGCGACCCATCAAGCGACGATGGCGCAGATTTACCACTCGCAGCAGGACTGGCAGGCGCCTGGCGTGGATTGGATCTGCAGTTGGTCGATCGTCCAGATGGCGCTCGCCTCGCCATACCTGACGCGCACGGACGGGGCGGCATCCATCATGCGTTCCCCGCCCGGATTCTCGGCGCCGGTTCCGTCGAGCGGATCGTCAAACACGGCGGCAGCCCTGCCAGCCACTGAAATCATGATCACTGGAAATGGGGAGGTTTACACCTACGGGTCGCTGCCGAACGGCTACTACAATGGGGCGATCGTGATATTTCCGTGGAGCGGAACCGTCAGCGCGGCGCTCGCCGGCCAGTTTCGCCGGCAATACAATCGTATCGCGCATTCCGCGAGCGCATCGGCCAATCAGGTTGTCGCGGGAACCTCTGTAACCTACACGGCAACGGCGAGCTATACGTCCGACGTCGGCACCGAAAAAGCAGTGGTTCTACCGCAGACGGTAACGGTCGCCCCTGGCGCTCAGGTTCATGCAAATGAAGTGCTTCAGTACCGCGGCGATACGGGGTATACCTGGATGTCCGGCAAAACGGCGGCGGCCTACGGCTCGTCGCCGCACGGACAGGCCACATGGGCGCAGCTTGAGGAATCGGACGTTGCCGGGAGTTCCGCACAGAAAACGTGGCAGCAGCAGACGGTCTCCGTGTCGGTTTCGACGCCGGACGAAACGATGGTCTCGATTGCGCTCAGTCGCTCGCGAACGATAGGCCCGCAGTTGACGATTAGCCCGCTAACCGGATACTACGCGAGCCGCCTGGCGAACCCCTACGGCAATGTCTGGGATGGGTTCGGCATGGGGCTGGCCGCGAAAATCCGCTACTACGAGGATGCGTCGGTCTGGCCGCAACCGGGAGATGAGGTATTGAGCGCGATGGCGGAGATGGCCGATGCCGCCGCAGCCATGACGTTTTACACCGACGAGCGACAGGACGGCGTGACCCAGCGGCAGCACTACACCGCGGCGCTGTCTCCTTCGCAAACAGCAGATCAGCAGACGCTGACGTGGACCACTCGCGACTATCTTTTCCGCGACGACGTCAACGGGGTGAGCATACGGCTGGACGGCAGCCTGACCGGAACGCAAACCGCTCCCGCTGCGGGGCAGATGACCGTAGCGGCTACGCTCCGCATCCAAACGAGGCATCACGTCAATTCGATCGATCTCGGCAGTTTGACATTCGAATATGCCGAGTTGCTGCCTCGCACCGTCACGCTGCCGCAATCTGGCGAAATGGCGTTCCCGGTGCCGCGGGTTCATCTCTCATGCGTGCCCGCCTATCGCGGCCAGGGCGATTTCCGAGGGGCGTCCTACATCACCGCCGCAGAGGAGGGCAACGGATCGCCGGCGGCCCACCTGTTCAACTTCCGTCTGCGGCTCGCGCGGTATTCGGAGGTTTCGACGCTGGACCAGAGCAACCGCTCCGGGCCGGATGTGGTTTTCCTGCCGGTCAATTTTCTGGAGGCGCTCCATTCCGTGGTGTTTTCGCAGGGGTTTGGCGTCGCTCCAGACCCGTATCCAATCACCAGCCAAACACGGTATGACGCGATCGTGCAGCAGTTTTTCGCGCCGACATTCGCTGTGCAAATCCGTGACGGGGTGCAAGGCCCGTGGCCGGGCAGCGTCCGGCCGGGCCTTTCCCCGACGTCTCGACTCACGAGGACATGATGACGCCATTCGAACTTCAGTTGCTGCAAACGGCCTGGCCGATCATATCGAACCTGTGCATGGCGTTCGGAGCCTGGTATCTGCGCGATCAGGCCCGGCGGATGGCCTCGATCACCGGAGCGGTCGCCGATTTGGCGGCCAAAATCGCTGAGATTGACAAAGGAATGATAACGGCATCCGCGGTGATGCAGCACAAGCTGGACAAGCTCGATGGCCACTTCGGCGAGCGCGTCGGAGTCATCGAAGCCGTGGTCGACCATAGTTTGCCTGGCGGCCTGCAGCGCCGAGCGACGGATCGCCCTGGGTGGGGCGTCAGCTCTGATGTCGGCGTCCAAAGAGGCATCTG